ACATATTTACTACCACGATTACTGATCGTAAAATTATTGCCATATTCTCTTAATTGCTCAGCATAGTATTCGTCATTGGCGAATTCACTACGCTCACGACCGTCAAGCATCGTTGCATAATCAGCAATGGCTGTACGGCGCAATTCTTTAACCTGAGTGTCAAAATCATTCCAATCACTAAGGGTTTGTTCAGTACCTATTACAAATCGAGTTTTCATATTATTGAACCTCCGAGATTGACTCATCAAGAATTCGTACACGCTCGACTCTCACTAGCTCAGTTAACATTTCTGATAACTCATTCTCAGCATAGTCGACATTCCAACCGTCTTCGTCAAGTAGAGATATAACGTCATCTACTGAATTAACATCATGCGCAGTTTTACCGATAGCAACACGCCAGTGCGTGAAGCGGCTCACATCATCAACAGTTTCCATATAGGAAATAACTACAGAATCACTGAACCTTAGATTAAAGCGAGAAACAGGCGGGTTTTTGACATTAGACATATAAGGCTTCCTCAATTTCAGAACCACTATTATACCACGAATCTGAGGTGACGACAAGCCTTTTCTTGCTTAATTATAGTTAATAATTGGCTTTTTATGGATATGGGAGTATTAGTGCGTTTTTTAGCCTATTTACTCGCCATCATGTATAGACCGATGTTAGCAAAGGCATACCCGATGTATGTCAGTAACATGGCGGTGTTGTGGAACTTAACCCATTGTTCTAGTCCGACATATAGGTATATCAGACCAGTGACTGCTATCAACCAAGAGCTCATAATATAATTCCTTCAAGATTAGATGGATGGTCCAGATATGTTACCATCATCATCGACTTTGATATAGCCGCTTTTCTCTAGGTGTGAGAGAAGAACATCAACACCCTCAGTTGCGCCAGAAATAAATCCATACTTAAATGAGAAGTGTGCGCAAGCAAGAATACTTACCAAGTAGATGAATATCTGTTCGTTTGACATATTAGCCTTCCAAGTCTTGTTCTATTTTGGTGAGTAGTGTGCTCATAGCCATACCAAAGATATTATCACCATCAATAGGCATAACCGTCTGTTCGCCATCAGGAAGTACCATGACAAACTGTGTGTCGGGGTTTCGTTTGACAAACCATTCTAAATATCTTGCTCTATGGGGGTTGTCAGAAACATTTGCTGCAGTTTCTTCACCATAGTTCTTTGTGCCTTTAAAGACATTATCAACAGACGCTTTACCGCCCAATAAGAAGTCAAACCCAAGGCAATATACTATATCAGCGCCTTGGGCGATTGCTTCACGCATAGCATTTATACCAGCATTGGATCGTCTACGATTGACATTGAATTCGAGATGTTCCCATCTTTCGTCTTCAGGTGGGATAACGAGTTCCGTCGCACCAAGATCAGCGGCTTCAAGCTCTTTGATCATACCATCATCAATAGCAACAATCACGTCTATGGTTTGACATTCACGGTATATGGCATTGCAACCATATGTGACACCAGACGTGTAGTGTAGGTCATAAAGATCAACAGCCTTGCGGCTTGGTCCATTACCTATTACGAACGCTATTCTTTTCTTCATTATCTATATCATCCCAATCTTCATTTTCAATAGCGTGCTCAAGCCCAACTTTATAGTTATGCCTTGATTCTTTTTTCAAACGCTTTTTACGAGAGAAGTCTTCACTTTCTTCGGTATATTGTTTATAACGTTTAATGTTCTTAGCCATAGTAGACTCTTATCTTCTTTTCACCAGTTTTTAGATATGGTCGGGAATGCTTCCGCAACCAGCTTTCTTGTAAGTCCTTTGTATGGCAACTTACCTTCTTTCATGCCCAAAAGAACTTTAGCGTCATTTGGGTCAATAACTTCTAGCATCTCAATAAACAACTTCTCTCTGCGAGCAGGTTTTAAGTTTTGTTGGGTTTCAGTTGGACCGTCAACAAACAGATACAACTTGCGAAGTTCACTCAACAATCTTGCCTGTTGATCAGCTCCTTTAGGGAGCGGCGTGTATGGTGGCGCACCCTCTGGCAATAACCACTTAACGTTTGGATCAAACGTGTACCCTAAAACATCTTTTAGTGAAGCGCATGAGTGTTTTCTCAGTACAGCTAGTTTTTCTTTCTTAGTCTTCGCTTCTTCAACTTCAACGAATACATCATGGAACGTGTGGAACCTTGGCATTAGTAAATCCTCAATCAATTAAAATCTATTTCTATTTAGTAGAAAAGAAAAAAGTTTGGAACAATCTTCCATCGTATTTAGAATTACCAAATCCTGGAACCACACTACGATGATACAGGTTGCCATGATACAATACTAATCTATTAAACACATTACTTGCTTGGTCTAGAATCTCCCAATCTTCTTCTTTGTGACTAACTTCATTGTAGTCAGGCTCAAGAGATTCTGGTTCATATCTATAGATACCTGAATGTTTGTTTCTATAGATCGCTGTGCCAGCTTCCCTTGGTGCATTGGGTGTTAAGTATATAACAGCAGCCCATGTAGTGTTGTCATGGTGCGTCCATGTTTTGCTATCTTTAGTTGTGTATTGGTACGCAGTATTATACGATTCTGGCCAATATGTTATCTCTTCACGAACAAGGTCTTGGAACGTATTGCGCATATTATTAAAATAAACCGCATCATGAGTCAACGCAGCTGTTCTAAATCCAGGATAGTTGCCTGTGGTGCCATAGTCCATCGTTAATGCATTGGCTCTGACACTCATAGGGTCGCTATAGAATCCATCTTTTATTATAAACATTAAAACTCGCCAATATGTTCTACAAGGTTCTTCAGCTTAAATTTGATGAAGTAGTTTAATAGACCACGTCTCTTCGGAACTTCATAAGTATCAAATGTCTCGATTATCTTAGAGACAATCTCTGCTGGTATCTGATCCAGATCGACTAACTGTTCGTTTCTACGATAGTTGCGGAGCATTGTTTCATTACAGAACTGCTCAGGCTCTTTGTCAACCCAGTCATCTATCTTCTTTGACTGAATAGGCTTTTGCCTTTCGCCTGTAATGAGACAGCTGTCATTAGATAAGAAGTTTGGAATACCATCACCACGATCACCACGCATGATATGCTCGCGCAAGAAACGTCTTGGATCAGGAACACGGATCCACTTCTTCAACACAGGACTATACTGATCAACATTAGTATACTTCTGAAGCTGACCAAAGTCTTTATCGCCAGACAATACAAGGATGCGCTCAGTGCTTTCGTTGTTTAACCAAGAGCCAGAGCGAGTAGCCAGTACACCAATAACATCATCAGCTTCGGCACGCTCTACTTGAACAACCTTGTATGGGAAGAACTCTTTCAGCTCTTCACGAATACGATTGAGTGATTCAAATACCATAACCCAATCAATCGAAGACTTCTCTCGATCCTTCTTACGATGTCCCTTGTAGTATGGGAATACATCTTTGCGCCAGTAGTTTCTGTCATCACAACAGATAACCAACTCGCCATATTCCTTACCGAATTTATTCTTATACGCACGAATGCTATTCAGCACCATATGGCGCACAAGCCCCTCATCAAATACTTGACCGCTAACACCCAACTGCTTCATCATGTTGGAGATCATCACTTGGTTCAAATCTAATAAAATCATAACTCAACTCATTTCTCTAATTTACGTTCTATATCTTCTATTGCCTTTCTCTGCTCTATTGTCAGAGAATGATCCTTATTAAGGTATCTTGATTCATCACGCATTTCTTCTTTACCTTTGCTTCTGAATCTCTTATTATATCCTCTTTTGATCTTTTTAGCAACACCTGATTTCTGTAAATAACAATAAAATTTTCTGGCTGATGTCAAAGCGTCAAATTCAGCACCGCTTTTCATCGGTATCTTCGCACCTTTCTTACTCATCATATTCTCCTTTAAGGTAGTAGTCATCCATCATTATGTATGATGTGGGCATCCCAATTTCCATCACCGAATGGTGAAAGCACTTCTTCACCTTTAACGTAGTAATCATCCCCATCACCGAATGGTTCAGGCGCTTGTACATCTTTAACGTAGATATCGTCCCAATCTCCAAATAGTTCAGGTGCTTGTTCTGATGCTTTTAACATATAGTATTCTCCTGGATAATGTCTAAGACATCGACCTGCTTCTTTTCTTACCGCACTTGGTACTCTTGGAGTTTTCTTTGGATCTA